AACACTATATTTACAAATTAAATAAAATCAAATCAAATGAAAAATTACACTATCGCAGAATTAAACGCAGTATTTACATTACTTGGTAAATGCAAAAACGACAAAGAGCTAAAGAATCCTTCTTCTCTATTGTCTATTATTCGAATTGTAAAGAAAACAGAAGAAGCTATTAAGAATCATTCAGAAGAACAAAAAGAGATTCTTAATAAATTTAATGTTCCTCAAATTCAAAAAGAACAAGGATCTATGTATGATTGGTCTGATATGGATTCTGAAACTCAATTACAAATTCAATCATTAATTAATGAGCTTAATAAAACTCAATACGAGATTAAAGAGTTTAACAAAGTTAATGAAGATGATTTTGTTACTTTCACAAAAGGATTAGATATTCATTCTGTTTCTTTTTTATGGGATTATTTAGTTGAAAAATAAGATGGAGATTAGAAAAATATCGATAGGAGCTGATTACAAAAGCAATGCTATGCACTACATAGTAGGGCAGAAAGTGCTTGGGGATACCAACGATATTCATCTTATAAAGTTTGACGAAAAGCGAAACTCTTTTAAAATTTACATTATTAATGCAAAAGAAGAAGTGGTTTTGTGGAAAGAATTTAATTCTCAAATACCAATCTCAATCGAATATAATATCAATTTTTAATGAAATCTCCTTTTTACTTTATTGCAAAGCCAAAAAAGGGAAAGAGATACGACAATACTAAAAACATAGGAGGGATAGAGTTCATAGTAAGCACTTCTGAGGAAGACTATAAGTTCTCTAACCGCTATGCTGAAGTCGTAGAATTACCTTTAGGCTATACCGGTCCTATAGAAATAGGAGACACCTTGCTTGTTCATCATAACGCGTTTAAGTTTTATAATGATATGAGAGGTCGTCAGAAAAGCGGAAAGAGTTTCTTTAAAGACGATTTGTTCTTTATTGAGACCGATCAATTCTTTATGTATAAGAAAAATGATAAGTGGTTTGCTTACGACAGATATTGTTTTGTAAAGCCAATTCCTGCTACGGAATCTTTTATAAATAAACCTTTTAATGAAGAACCATTAATGGGCAGAATGGTCTATCCTAATGAATACCTGATAAGTCAAGGAATAAACTCAGGAGACCTTGTTTGTTTCAAACCTGATAGTGAATATGAGTTCAATGTTGATGGGGAAAAAATGTATCGAATGTATGACCATCAAATAACAATCAAGTTATGAATGAATCAAAGGAAATAAAACTAAAAATTATAGCAGCGGGACATAAAGCTGTTGAAGAACTAATCAAGGTCGCTGAGGACTCTATATTGGATCCAAATAGTGAAGGAGATGATTTAGCTGCTGACAAGTTAAAAAATGCAGCAGCAACGAAAAAATTGGCTATATTTGATGCGTTTGAGATTCTTAATAGAATTGAGGCTGAAAAAGAAAGCATTGAGTTGTCTGAAAAAGGTGGAAGTGTAACTGATACAAAACAAGGTTTTGCAGAAAGAAGGTCAAGATAAATTATATTACATAGTCAATGACTATATACCTAAGAACGCTATTAGTAATAAAAATAGGGTTAAGTCTTGGGCGTATGGTTACAATGAACAATATGATCTTGTAATAATATCAAAGACAGGTCAAATTGGAGATATAATAAATATCTCAGGTTTACATATAGCTTTACCTCTTGCCCCTGATAAATGTACTGAAAGAGACTCAAAAAAGTCTGAGCAATATTGGGAAAGAAAACCACTTCCAAAAGCTTTACATAAAATACAATCAATATTCCAATGGAATGAAATGCCGTCTGAATTTAAAAACAGATGGGTAGATTATATTGAACAGGAATTTGATTATAGAGAGCAGGGCTTTTGGTTTATGAATAATGGAATCAAAACTTATATAACAGGTTCTCATTATATGTATCTTCAATGGTCAAGTATTGACGTTGGATACCCTGACTTTCGTGAAGCAAATAGAATTTATTGGATATTTTGGGAAGCCTGCAAAGCTGATGAAAGATGTTTCGGAATGATATATCTAAAAATCAGACGTTCAGGTTTTTCTTTTATGGCATCATCTGAATCTGTAAATATAGGTACTCTTGCAAGAGACTCTCGTATAGGTATATTATCTAAAACAGGGGCCGATGCTAAGAAAATGTTTACAGATAAAGTTGTTCCTATTAACAGCAGACTTCCGTTTTTCTTTAAACCTATTATGGACGGTATGGACAAGCCAAAAACAGAGTTGGCTTTTAGGGTTCCTGCTTCCAAGATTACCAAAAAGAATATGTACGACTCAGATGCTGAGGTAATAGAAGGGTTAGATACATCAATAGATTGGAAAAATACAGAAGATAACTCTTATGATGGGGAGAAACTATTGTTTTTAGCTCACGATGAGTCCGGTAAATGGACCAAGCCTAATAATATCAAAGAAAATTGGCGTGTAACTAAAACCTGTTTACGATTAGGTTCTAAGATCATTGGAAAGTGTATGATGGGTTCAACCTCAAATGCTTTATCAAAAGGAGGTCAGAACTATAAAGATATGTATGAGGATTCTAATGTATTGGTTAGAAATGCTAATGGCCAAACTAAGTCAGGATTGTATTCTTTATTTATTCCTATGGAATGGAATATGGAAGGATTTATCGACAAGTATGGAGTTCCTGTATTCTACAAGCCTAAAGAGCCTGTTATGGGAGTTGATAATGCTTGGATAAAGAATGGAGCTATAGATTATTGGGAAGCAGAGGTTGACTCGTTGAAGAATGATGCCGATGCACTTAATGAGTTTTATCGTCAGTTTCCAAGAACAGAATCACACGCTTTTAGAGATGAGAGTAAGCAATCATTGTTTAATCTTACAAAGATATACCAACAAATAGATTACAACGACACTTTAATAAAAGAACACTATACTACAAGAGGAAGTTTCCATTGGCAAGATGGGGTAAAAGATACTAAGGTTATTTTTACTCCTGACAATAGAGGTAGATTTGTAGTAAGTTGGACTCCCGCAAAACATTTGCAAAACAATGTTCATATAAGAAATGGAATTAAATATCCCGGAAATGAACATATTGGGTCATTTGGTTGCGACCCTTACGATATTTCTGCTGTAGTTGGAGGTAGAGGGTCTAATGGTTCTTTACACGGACTTACTAAATTCAATATGGACGATGCTCCTTCTAATGAATTTTTCTTAGAGTATATAGCAAGGCCTCAGACTGCCGAAATATTTTTTGAAGAAGTGCTTATGGCTTGTGTGTTTTATGGTATGCCTATTCTTATTGAGAACAATAAACCAAGACTTTTATATCATTTTAAAAATAGAGGGTATAGAGGATTTTGTTTAAATAGACCTGACAAGCAATATAATAAATTGACAAAAACTGAGAAAGAACTTGGTGGAATACCAAACTCTTCTGAAGATGTTAAGCAATCGCACGCTTCGGCTATTGAATCTTACATAGAAAAGTATATTGGATTTGATATGGCAGGAATATATAGAGATCCTGATGAGATTGGAAATATGCCTTTTACGCGAACTTTAGAGGATTGGGCCAAGTTTGATATAAACGATCGTAATAAATTTGATGCCTCTATAAGCTCGGGATTAGCTATTATGGCTAATCAAAAGCATTTATATCAACCGGAGAAAAAAGATTCAAAAATTATTATTAACTTCGCAAGGTATTCAAATGATGGAACTAATAGTCAATTAATTAGATGAAAAACATAACAATAGATATTACATCGTCAGCATTTCCAACTCAGTTAGCTTCTGATGCGGAAAAATCGTCTTCTCAATTTGGTCTTCAAATTGGACAAGCTATTCAATATGAATGGTTCAGAAAAGACGGAACATCTTGCAGATATTATAGTCAATGGGCAGAGTTTAACAAACTAAGGCTTTATGCAAGAGGAGAACAATCTGTGGCTAAATATAAAAATGAGTTAGCTATAGACGGAGACTTATCTTACTTAAACTTAGATTGGACACCTGTTCCTATTATACCAAAATTTGTTGACGTTGTTGTTAACGGAATGTCTGACAGGCTTTTTAAAGTTAAGGCATACGCACAAGATGCAATGTCTCAAGCTAAGAGAAACAAGTACCAAGAGATGCTTGAGTCTCAAGTAGCAGGTAAAGAAATACTTTCTCAGATACAAGAGTTGTCAGGAGTTAATCCTTTTGTTATGGATCCTAATGAGCTTCCAAATAATGATGAGGAGTTGAATTTATATATGCAGCTTAACTACAAGCCTGCTATCGAAATAGCTGAGGAAGAAGCTATTAACACTATCTTTGAAGAAAACAATTATTACGATATAAGAAAAAGACTTGACTACGATGCAACTGTACTTGGTATAGCTGTAGCTAAACACGAGTTTTTACAAGGTTCAGGAGTTAAAGTTTCTTACGTTGACCCTGCTAATTTAGTTTATAGTTATACTGAGGATCCTTTCTTTAAAGATTGTTTTTATTGGGGAGAAATTAAAACAGTTCCTCTTACAGAGCTGTATAAAATAGACCAATCAATTACAAAAGAAGATTTACAAGAAATATCTCAATACAGCCAAGCGTGGTATGATTATTTCAATGTAGCTCAGTTTTATCAAAATAGTGTATTCGCAAGAGATACTTGTACTTTATTGTACTTCAATTATAAGACTACTAAAAAGGTAGTTTACAAAAAGAAAAAACTTGAGAACGGAAACTCAAGAGTTATTGAGAAAGACGATACTTTTAATCCTCCAACAGAAATGATGGAAGAAGGTGGATTTGAAAAAATCGAAAAAACTATTGATGTTTGGTATGAAGGAATTATGGTTATGGGTACTAATATTCTTTTAAAGTGGGAGCTTTCTAAGAATATGGTTAGACCAAAATCTGCTTCTCAACACGCAATACCAAATTATGTAGCTTGTGCACCACGTATGTATAAAGGTATTATAGAGTCTTTGGTAAGAAGAATGATTCCTTTTGCCGACCTTATTCAACTTACGCACTTGAAACTACAACAAGTAATAAATAGGACAGTTCCTGACGGGGTATTCATAGATGCTGATGGTCTGAATGAGGTTGACTTAGGAACAGGTGCGGCTTATAATCCTGAGGACGCACTTAGATTGTATTTCCAAACAGGTTCTGTAATTGGACGTAGTTATACTCAAGATGGAGACTTTAATAACGCAAGAGTTCCTATTACTCAATTAACTTCTAATTCAGGAGCTTCTAAGACACAAATGCTTATTGCTAACTATAATCATTATTTAGATATGATTAGGTCAGTAACGGGATTGAATGAAGCGAGAGATGGCTCTATGCCTGATCCAAACTCTTTAGTTGGTGTTCAGAAATTAGCAGCTCTTAATTCTAATACTGCTACAAGACATATTCTTGAGGGCGGTCTTTATATTTACAAGACTTTATCAGAAGCTCTTACTTATAGAGTTGCTGACATTTTAGAGTATTCTGATTTCAAAGAAGACTTTATAAATAAAATCGGAAGATTTAATGTATCAATATTAAACGATATTAAAGAGCTTTACATTTATGACTTTGGTATCTTTATTGAGATTTCTCCTGATGAAGAGCAAAAAGCACAGCTTGAAGCCAATATTCAGATAGCTCTATCTAAAGGAGATATTAACCTTGAAGATGCTATTGATATTCGTGAGATTAAAAATCTTAAACTTGCTAATCAATTATTGAAATTGAAACGAGTTAAGAAACAAGAGCGTCAAGAACAATCAGAGATGCAGAAACAACAGATGACTGCTCAAATGCAAATGCAGTCTCAACAGATGGCTTCTCAAACTGCTATGCAGAAAATACAACTTGAGACAGAAGCTAAGATGCAGTTGAAACAAGCTGAGGTTGCTTTTGAAATGCAGTTGCTACAAAGACAATCTGAACTTAAATCTCAATTAATGGCTGAAGAGTTTAATTATAATTTAGAATTAAGTGGTATGGAAGTGCAAAGTCTTAGTTCTCGTGAAAAAGAAAGAGAAGATGCAAAAGCCAAAAGAATAAGTCAGCAAAATACTGAGCAATCAAAACTTATTAATCAAAGAAAGAATAATCTTCCTCCATTAAATTTTGAATCAAACGAGGATAGCTTAGATGGCTTTGATTTAGGGGAATTTGAGCCTCGATAAAAAAATAAAAAAATATTATATATTTGTAACAAATTAAATCAAATCAAATGGAAAATTTTAAAGTAAGAGCGTTAGACGCTGTAGAGCAAAAAGGAACGGCTGAATTAGAGCAAGAGTTATTGGAACAACACCAACAACAATTAGATAATCAATTTACGCCACCGGCTGATACACCGCCCGCTGAAATTCAGCACACACACGATGATAGTGCGGGTGCGCCACCGACAAACAATGATGACGATGAGTTATC